TTGTCCCGCCGATTATGAATCCGCTCTAATGCGTGCCGCGATCTTGTTATCGAGCGTGTCGCACGCTGCTCTTCTGCCGACGGTAAACGATCTATCGTGTTCAGTATGATCTCTTCAACATCTTCACAGAGATCTTCCGTCGCCGCAAAGAACTCTTCGCCCGCTTCGATAAGCCCGGTGACACCGTCGACCAGATCATGCGCAGCATTTATCGATCCCGCAACCGATTCAAACATTTCTTCGGGGTTGCGAATACGCCGACGGATTGTTTCGATCTCGTTTATCCCTTCAACGAAAAACGCGCGCCCATCGTTCACCGCTTCGGTAATATCTTTTATCGTATCGCCCAAACCGAAGAAATCGAATTCCTTCGGCGGCTTCGATGGCGGCGGCAACTCCATGATTGCTGCCAATGTGATTCGATAGATAAAATGAACACGATTCGTTTTCGCATTGCGCGGCGTTTCAAACGATCGCGGAACGACAACAAAATGATCGTCTTGCTTCACGTCATGAAAATGCATCTGGATAAAAGGCGACATCTCCGGATCTTTTTTCATCGTCGAATAGTCACGGAACATTTTCCGCAACGTTCGGAAATGATCGACACCGCTCGCTTCCGTTCCGAGCGATCCTCCGCGCCCTAACGCCTCTTCTTTTCGTTTCTTCAACCCCGTTGTGCCTTCAAGCGTAATCTCGCGAATGATAATTCCGTTTTCTTCCGAGACAACAGAGTCATCTTCCGCCGGGGTAAGATTCACACTGAACGGTTCACTCAGCGTATACCGTTCCGGGTTAATGACCAGCGACTTTGTTATCAACGCTTTTCGCGGTTGCCGCACATCGATAACCTCGAAGACGAAGCCCTTTGTGAAAGGCTTCGTGATATCTCCAAGCAAAAGATTAACTAGAAAATCGCCAATGCCTAACGGGATCGCACCGACAATCGACCGTATAGGCGATGCACCTTTCAGGTTTTCACTCGCTATACTTGCAATCGGTGTTGCCATGTTTTTATTTTACTTTGTGATTTGACGATAAAACTTTTGTGCCCGGTGTTTCTTTCAAAGCCAACTTCGTCGCTTCAACTTGCGGTATTCCATCAAGCGGAATTGTTACCGGCACCCCTGTTAATGTAATCGTATGTGCCGGATCAAAATGAATATGCCCTGCTAGCCAGTCGACTAATTTATCACCTAAAACCAAACGTTCACTCGCACCTTCACCGAGATCGATATGCACCTCTTGCGTTATCGGATCTTGCCAAACTTCTAATGTGTCGACAAGCCCCATTTGTATCGTAAACCGTTCCGTGCTCTTCACGCGCACGCGCACTTGTCCGCCCGTAGGCATGGGAGCCTCTTCGACCTCTTCATTTGTCGCACCGATCGTATCGATCAGAACATCACCCGCGTCATTTATCCGAACTTCAACGCCACGATATCGAAGATACCTTTCATTCTGATAAGGCGTACCCCGCTCCGCGCCTTGCGTTATTTCTGACCAGCCCGATCCCTCTTTGACTAACCTATTCGTCTTCGCATGGGAAAGCGAGCCAGTTATTATCGGCATTTCAAGATCGCCTTCCATGAACTCAACGATAACTTGATCACCGTCTAAATCTTCAAGGTTCGGCGGAAGTTCCTGTAATGCTCCGCGCCTGGATACGCGTGTAAAACTAACCGTGCCTCCCCCGATAACTCTTTTTGCTGCTCGCGGAACCCATGGCTCCGCGTCATTGACGCCATGCCCGCGCTGCATGACCGGAACGCGAGGATAAAAAACACCACTCTTGAAAAGCACTACGTCGCACTCGACTTCATATTTACGCGTTGTATTCGGATTGAGTTGCGTTCTCGTTGCCGCATCCGTCGCGTACGTGTTCACCACAACTGCGCGGTATTTATACCCAGCAGTAACAGCACGCACAGATGTCCTAGCAGCCGGTCGCGCATTCATACCTGCTTTTATCGTACGACCAGTTACCGGATCTACAAGCGTTGTAAATCTATTCACCGTTTGCGTCCCTTTCGCACACGCGTTCTCGGTGCAACCGCAATTGCAAGATCATCTTCCGGTAAACGTGAACGTTCTAATTGTCGTTCTTCAGTCAATCGTGTTGGCAATCGCTTACCCGATTCGAGTTCTCTCTGCGTAAGCACACCAGCCTTTCTTCGACCTTTTATCGGAGTCACTAACGCTTGCGCATGTTCCGGAACTTGCTGATCGGGTAAATCTCCTGATCTAACTCGCGCGACATCATCATCTCTGTAAGTCAACTCTCCTCGCCTGATCGCAGTATTATTTTCTAATATTTTTCGTTGTTTCAAAAATATTCGTTCCGGAGTATCAATTTGCCCGACTGCCCTATCCATTTGCGGGCCGCTTCCAGTCGGAACTGCTTCGCCCGGTAAATCCATCTCTTGCACAAGCCCTACTGCCGCTTGCACAGCACTTTCTAATGCCTGCATTTCCCCACTCAATCCTTCGTAAACGATATCTAATAAAGGTTCATCGGCATATTCTCCGCGCGTTACATTCACTACCGATGAACCTGCACCCGGATAATTCCAACTATGCGTAACACCTTCGATATAATATGTGACTTCGCTCCCATCCATTCTGCCTTCCGTCAAACGATGCCCAATTCGCAAAAATGGAAAAATCTGATTCGTTGTTATCGTACCTGCTAGTTCATACGGAGATACAGCGTACCAGTCATGAATAAGTTGTAACCAGCGAGCCGAATGCAGCAAAAGATCCATGTTCTCGCGAAACGGTAAATATCGAGTCGCGTTTTGCCAGCGGCGCAATCCATGGTTACGAATTGACTCCATATTATAAATTGGAGCTGATCCCGGTGCGCCTTTGCCACGTTCAGCGGCATCCTGAATCATTTTTAATGTTCCTAGTCCGTTACCAAGCAAACCTTTCCCGTCGATAAGCCAGTAATTGAATCGACTTTCAGGCGCACCCTTTGAAACTTGCGCGCGATGAATTGCTGTCGGCGAAAGATAATAAGTTGGCAGTGAATCCCATTTGCGTTGACCGATATCAATACTCGGAAACGGTCGCTCGCGTAAAACTAATCGCGGAGTTATGGCATTATCTGCATAGCTTATATCCCAATCGAGTTCAGTGTATAGCTCATTCAAAAGACCATTCGAGAATTCTTCGATAAGTTGCCACAACCCTTGCCCTTGATAAGTTGCTGGTTGAAGCAGGGCTGGCTCGTAAATTGTACCTCGCAAATCTTCATCAAAATGTAATTCGAGTGCATCGAAGAAAAAACGGCCCCCAAGCGACTTCGGCCACCTCCATTGCTTATCAGCAACACCTTCATTGCCGAGCCACGCATTAATCAATGCTCTTACAACAACATCCGGGCTTCCATTCAACCCTTCTTTCATCGCGTCATAAATCGTTACTGCCGGTAAATCGCCCGAATGTTCGTGAATATTAATGAAGGTCTGCGACTTCAAAAAACATTTTTGAAAGTCCCGCCCGTTGATCTGATAAACTACGGAACGAGATCCATCGACTGCGCGATCTTTCGTTTCAGTGATCGTATCGATAACGCCAAGCATTACGTCATGAAATTCGCCATTTTTGATTACAGTAATCCGCACCCATACATCTTCTGGATCTCGCCAGAGACGCAACAAGTCAGCTCCGCTGTCAGACTTGATCGTTATCGTGAATGTGCCGGGATTACTACCGAAACGCTTAGTCGTGGTAAATCCGATAATTTTGAACGGCTGATTCTTTTTCAAATCCGGGTTTGCATCGACTACCCCATCAAAACCTTTATCGTCATCTGTGTGAAAGCTGACACGGACACGCGTACTGGCAAATTGCGCAAGACCATACCGTTCATCTCTGCCAGACTTTTTTCCACCAAGAAAATTAGCTGCGTCGGTTAAACTTTTCATGCATCTTGTCCCGACTCACTCTGATTCCAATTCGGCTTCGATACTAGGCCCGGTTGTTTTACGCTTGAGATAAGCAGGCGGCGGAGGTTCGCCGCCCCCGAAAAACTTATTCCAGAATCTTTCAAGTATCTCTACTATTTTTTCTAACGTTTTGCCCATGTCAGCTTCCATCGCTTCATAGGCTTCACCGGGCGTTTTCGGCACCCGCACTTTTTCAAAATACTCTTTCACGCCTTTATATGTCTCTAATCCTTCCTTTAATTTATCAGCCGCATATTTACCAATCTCCGCACCCGCTGGCGCGACTGCTTTTGCTAAAGCTATTTCAGCCGTTTCTACTTCTTTCATTGGCGCGTAAACACCCGCACCCGCACCGAGCCTTTGATTGATAAGCGCAGCCTCTTGTCTTGCTACCCCGCGAGATGCTTGCGTTGCGCGCCGCTCCGCGCCCAAAAAATCTGAAACATTTTTCCAATCAACTCCGCCAAGTTCTACACGCTCTTGCTCTGCCGTTTCTACCGCTTCTAATGCTTGTCGATAACTTAACTTACCTTGCATCATTTGCCGCAACGCCATCGCACGCGCTTCGGTGCTACCCCCCATTCGTGATAATCGCTGAATTACGTCTGGTAAAATTTGCATCTGCGCTTCGGGATCTTCAAGTGCCATCATTGCTTCGTACGGGCTACGCCCCTGCGCCATAGCAGTCTGCATGAACATCATCGCGCCAAAATCGGATCTCTCTGCCGCTCCGCGCATTACATCGCGCATACCTCCCGCTGCGCGCATACCCGCAACACCCCTGAACGTCTCCCCGTATCGAGACATACCCGCTGCAAACTCAGCTATCGATCTCGGCTGAATCAAAATACCTTCGGTGCGCAGCATCTCTGTTTGCCGAGCAACTTCATCGAACATCTTGGGAAAATCCTGTGCTCGCATACCCGATTCAATTGCTGCCCCCATCACATCTATTACTTGGTTTGTCGCTTCGGCAGCCGTCGCTTGTCGGCCAGCAATCCCTCCCGCACCGACAACACCCGCCATCTGCCCAGCTTGAATACCTGTTATCCTTTCTAACTCAAGCAGCATCGGCACTGCTTGTTGAACATCCGCGCCGCGCATTCCGAGTTGCTGCGCCAATGGCCCCATTCGTTGCGCTAATTCTGGCTTTGAAATTCCATACCGTTGCGCTCTCTGTGCCGCTTCCCCACTTATGCCAGCTATTCCCGCCATACCTCCCATTGGAGCAAGCGTTTTCCCATACGCACCATATTGACCGGCAAGCCGCCCCGCAGCCGATAACGCTGCTTCCATGTATGGGCCGACTACTGGTATCGCTCCGATTGCTCCCGCTACGGCTCCCTCCCCGCGCATCATCGCCGGGCCAGCCCCCATCATTCGCCGAATCTGCTGCGCACCGAGAAAGCCAACACCGGTTGCTGCCGCTTGCCCGAAAAAGCCCATCCCTCCTCTTCGTTCTTGTCCGCCTTGCCATCCACCACCCGCACCGCCACGTCCGCCCGGTGTAGTCGGTATCGGTGGCATTCCGGGCGGAGCACCGGGCGTTCCCGGTCGCGGCCCCGGTCGCATCGGTGGCGGGGGAATACCCGCTGCGCGAGCGCTTTCGGTGTTCATTCGCGTGATCTGAGCCGTAAGCTCTTCGATCGCGCGGCGGAACCGCATTATCGGTTCGATCTCTAGCGCCCGATGAATCGTCTCCCCAAGCCGACGTACTTCATGATCATCGACTCCGATCTCTACAGTAGTTCGATAACGATCATCGGGCATTAGAAAAATCTACTTCGATCAAACGGCTCTCTGTTCGAATTTGTTTCTTCCAGTTCGACTGCATCCCATTCGGGATCGCCAGTCAAGTGCGGTTTATCGGCAATCGCTTCGGCTTCCGGGCCAGTAACAACACGTACGTTCGACTTGAATGGTTTTGAAGGATCTAGACTTTCTGCCAGCGCTCTAACTTTATCACTCGCTTCTTTTATCCATTCTCTTTTCATACTGCGAACGGCTTCAACCATTGCGATCTGATCCCACGCCTCCTTTTCCGTCAATCTGCATAATCGTTCGTCGTTCGGGGGAAGATTGAACGTCTCCGACCATATCGCGCGAACCATTTTCGTCCGATCCCGGTTCAGCGCTTTTTTTCATTTCGCCCACCTCCACGGACGTACCGAGATATTTGCCGTGATATTCAACTGCTAACCGATAAAGTTTTAGAATCGGAGCACTATGATAAAGATCAATTCCGCGATTCGATTCTTTCCACCATACCGGATTTATTTCATCGTCTTTTATCGTAACGTGTAACCATGCGAATGCGTACGCGAGCGCTTGCGCAGTTGTATCCGGGCTAATAGCATTCTCGATATAGCGCGAGTAAACATTACCGATATCGACCATGTCTCCCAGCGTCGGTACATGATATCGAAATTTTCCGGCGTAGCGTTTTCCGTTCGGCGTTTCTACATCTATTTCTAATATGGTGACGGGTGATAGCTCTTCTTTTTTATCTTCTCCGGAAAAACGAGAAGCCGCTTCATCCGCCATCCGCTTACGGGATGCCGTTGTTTCCATCGTTATCGTCCTTTCGTTATGGGCGGTAGCCAACCGCCGATCAACTGGTTATTTCCGCTTCGTCTTCGATACGGATTGCGACGAATTCAACATCGGTCAACACGATTCCCCTCGCACCGATGTTATTCGTATAGCGGGCAGCCTTCACCCGTTCGATGTTCGATAACACCGTACCAGTCACCGAATCTTCCAGCGCGCCTGTCAGTTCTCCCGCTGTCAGTACGTCTTTCAGTTTCGGAAAGATCGCAATACCATCGCGATTCTTGATCGGCTTCGTCACCATCCGGACAAACTGCGCCGTGAAAGTGACACGATAAGCTGTCGGTACGTGTTCAGCTACTTCGAGCAAATCGAGCACTTCAACGGGGTCCATCTGGTACTCTTCCCCGATCACGCAGTTTGTCGCATACGCCACGGGCACGCCTTCCAGCAGAAGCCGCGTGCGCGCACCTGATATTACTCTACCTAGTTCCGGCATGACTTATCTCCTTACGCAGCCGCCGCCAGCGTGGGCGTCAAGTGAACGGTTATCGGAATGAAGTTGACGGGCAGTACCACCGACAACTCGACACTCATCGGAAATACATCCCCGACCTGTTCGATCTGCAAGGCGCGATGCGACACGATCTTCTCTTCGTCGACCAGTTGATTCAGAATGCCGCGCGCCAAGCTGTAAAGCGCACCCACTGTACCCGCAAGTCCGCGCGTACCGATCTTTCGCTCCATGCGGCTGCGCAGTTCGTATACGGCAGTGATAAGCGACTCGTTCGCACTTCGTTCGACGAATACAACGTTATCGTCTGCCAGATGCGTTGTGATCGAGCGCACCCATCGAATGCCGATCCCGTCGACTTTTTCCGCCGCCATCAATCCGCGATCGATAAGATCACTGATATCGTCTTCAATAGTCCACGATGGATCATTGCGAAGATCGGTTGCAAGTATCAACTTGTGCGTCAACGGTTCGGCGATAACCGATCCCGCCTGCATACCCGCTGCGATCGCTGCGAGCATGTGCGGGGGATACCATGTTGCTTGCCCCGTATCGTTATCGTAACGCTGAACCTCTTGCGACACTGCGGACAAATGCCGCGTGTTCAACGTCTGAATCTGGCTCTGAATATTGCTCCGCGTTTCGCCCGATCCATCTGCCTTGCCGATCCCGACATAGCCTTCGGCTTCGCTCTTGAGCACGCCATTCTTCGCGATCAGATGCGTCAACGCGAGAAAGTGAACAGCCGGATCACGCGTAAGTGGAACCAGAATATTGTAACGGCGTTTCTTCAACAGATCGAAAGCCTGCTGCCATTGCGTGATCGTTGTCGTGCCTTCACCGCCACCGACCAGATAAACCGGCGCAGTCGTATTCGCAGGCGGCAACGCTCCGCCAGTCGCCTTTGCACCATTTACATACGCCGATGAACTGGTCAGTTTATCGGCAACGTAAAATAGATCCGCGTAGAAGTCTGCCGCCGATCCGATAAGATTTTCGGCTGGTCGCGCAGGCGCAACGTTGTAATCGGCATCGACCATACGGAACGTTTGATAACTTCCGATGTTCGCATTCGCCGTAAAGCCCACCAGCGCATTCAACCGGTCGACCACCTTTGCGACCGTGGTGAAGCTCGCGTGCAACGTCTTCACCGCATCGATAGAAACGCTGATCGTTCGTGCCCCGGCAACGTCTCCCAGGCCCATGTAAGTAAGAGCAGCAAATTCTACTGCGCCCGTAACTGGCGTGGTTGCGCCCGTGGTCATGTCGAAGCGCTCCCCGATCATCACACCCGCTGCGCTCAACCCGACCAGAATGGCATCTACAGCCGTGTCAGAGTCGATTGACACCGTCGCAACGCCCGCCGCCGGGGTATTTGTCGTCGCAACCAGACCCCGCGTTAAAACGGCAGGAGCGAGCGTAAACAGCGTTGTAGTCACCGGAAAATCGGACACTGTCACTGTACCGACGCACGCGGCATCCAGCACACACCCGATCACCTTGGCGAACGATGTATTGCCCTGTACGTTCGTGGTGCCACTCAGAGCGATGTTCTCATAGATAAAATTATTCGATCCATCCAGACCGAAAACGAGAAGCGTCTGCGAGTTATCGCCCACTGCGCTCGATACAACATCCAGCACACCGGGGGCGGGAATGTCGGCCGCTCGCTCCGCCGACAAGCCAGCTTCCGCCTTTGTCGCTGCCGCCGTGAACGCACTGGCATCGATCGCACCCGTCATCGTATCGTAGCCATCTGCGCCTGGATCGTAGATAACATCGAACAACGAATCGCCGCCCGTGTCATCGAAGATTTCGGCAACGTCTTCGAAGACTACCGTGACCTTTTTGCCTTTCGTGGTTCCGTCGGCAACTTCGACATTCACCTGATTCTCGCGCAATCCGTAATCCTTCGACGTGATATCAAGCGCATCCGCAGCGTTATCGTCTGGAAGACTGATCCCGGCTTGCGTTGCCGGATTGACTTTCACTCCGATAACTTTGCTTGCGCCACCGGGAATTGCTTCATCGGCCGAAGGCTCGAAACAGAAAATACCAGCCGTGCGAAGATCACCGGCATGGTAGCGCTCTAAGATCTTCGACGGGCGAGTCGAGTCTGCCTCGCTCTCTTCGACCGTCAGCGGTTTGCCGCCTTCCGCTGTTCCGACTAGAGCGATAACTCCGACCGCTGCCGGGCTTTTCGTCGCAAGCGCAGACGCATCGATTTTCGATACGGCTTGCGGGACATTCAACCTTCTACCGTTGAAATAGATTGCTGTTGCCATGACGTTTTATCCTCTCGGCTGTTCTTTCCACTTACGGAACAGATCGAACCATTCGGAAGCGCTACGCTTCACCGTCCGTTGATTCCTGTGCTCACTGATAAAAGCACGCATCAACGGGTTAGCATTTCCTCGCCCCCAGACCTCGACGGTAATCAACCGTTCATCTTTTTTCGGCGGCTGCGGTTTCACTTCTTTATCTTTCGCCTGAGTCGATGCGGAAGTCAATGCCCTAGCGCGTCGACTTTGTTTTTTATCGCTAGATTTATCAGACACCTTTCACACCTCCGCGAATACCTGAGACTACAATATCGTCTGCCCAGATACCAGTAATACGAACACGCGCCGGATCAGGCCGCAGTATTTCGGGCACCGTGAACAAGCTCTTCAACGAAACACGGCAAACCCGCACAAACATATTTTCGGGAATGTACGTTTCTTCCGGGCCAAGCTCTGTTCCCGATAAACGCATCTCGACAACCCCGAAACCTTCAAGCACGTCATGCGCGCCAATCAAAATAGCCTTCGCGAATTGATAAAGATACGAGCACACGTCGGGATGTTCTGAATAGATATATACGCCGTACATCTGTTGAAACATTGAACCGTAATACGCTTGCGACTTATCGATCTTTTCGTCAGCACCCGTTTGACCGATTAGATAACCGAGTGCTTCGTCTTGCTCATCATCGGATTCAAGCACAACTGCATAACATGGGAACTTCGCACTCGATCTCGGATACCCCAAGTAAGTTTCGGGTGGGTACTTCTGAAAATTGTTCACATGCGAAGTTCGTTCCGATTCACTCATTATCGGATCGAGAAAATGAGAGAACAATCGCACAAGATCATCTCGATTGTCCGGATCGGATAACCTCGCAACCTCTGAGCGCAATAACGCAAGAATTACTCTTTCGGGAAGTACAAGCGGGTAACGCCCCGCATTTGCTTCCGGGTCAGTCGGAAACCTTGCGTCTTGCTCTTTGGCAACTGCTGTCCCGATATTACGTGGATCTTTTCTTCCCGACATGGCTCATACTCTGCGTGACGATAGCTGTCGCGATTTTGCGTACGTGCGTGCGTGTATCGCGCGCAAACCTACGCGCGCTTATACCTGGATGAAACCAATGCTCCGCCGCCCGTCCCGTTTCCGGATCTCGTTTGCCGCGAATAACGTTTTCCGATAAAACTCGAAACGTCGTGTAGCCTGTAGTCTGCGTTGCTTGCGCGAAAGTTTTTTCGTGCCGAATCATGCTAGTATAAATACTGGTAGCGTGCCAAGGCTTCACTTTATGTAGCAACAGTTCGCGAGCTTTTTGTTTCACACCCCGACTTTCCGGGCCAAGCCGTTCCCCATACCGAACCGTTCTAACTCCCGCAGTTCCCACTAGCGCCGGTCCCGGTCTGCTTATCGTTGCTTCTAATTGCTTTGCTGCATTATGAATAACTCTCGGCATCGGAATACCGACATTGCGCCCCGTTGTGCCCGGAGTACCATGTTGAAATGGCACGGTTAGATAACGATGCCCGGCTCTCGCTGTCTTCGCGCGTGGGCCTTCCAGCATGTACGTGCGCATATCTCCGCCGCGAAAGCCTCGCTCGATAAGATTCGGCAGAACACCGACCAGCGTTATCGTCGCTTTCTCTGTTCCGATATCCTCTTGAAGCCCTGCAACGTAATCACGCGATGTAGAGCGTAACTTCTGCAATGCCTGATTTTTCCAGAAGTGCATTGCGGACGCGCCAAGTCCTTTGATCATGCGCGCCTTATCGTCTTTCGTCGGCATACGACTAAGCAATTCGCTTACCACCTGCCCGACGGATATTTTTATCAAATCCGCCATTAACTACCTCCCGTCACCGGCAAGCGAACATTCGGGTCATCGTTCGCGAGAAAATCTAATTGCGCGCCTACCTGCAACGGCAACGGAGTTACCGTTTCTTTCGGCACTTTCGTTCCCCGCACATCTGATCGAATTGCATGTGGATGCGAAATAACCATATAGACGGGATGAAAATCGTAATGCAAAGAAACAAACTGATCATCACTGACCAGTTTCTTTCCCGGTGCTTTCCATTTAATCTGCCCGTGCTCGTTTACTTCGAGATGATAACCAATGTCCAACGCGACAATGTTATTGCTCGCGTCAATAATAAGTGCTTTCGTAAGGTTTTGTATTCTATATCTTGCTGTATCGATACCTGTCGGTAATTCGCTCCGCCGCCCGTGCCGATCACCCTTTTTGATGATCTCGTTGAAATTCATCATGTCATCGACGCATTCTAACGAGTCACGAAAACCAAGCCGATAATGATGCTCGACCGTCACTTGGCATTCACCGGCAACCCACATGCCGAACTTTTCATAAATGCGAGTATTCTTTTCGAAGCGCAGCATCAATGCGCGAATTTCCAGCGGGTCTACATAAATAAAACCCGAACCGTCGCAATTGCTGCAATCGAGTTTCTTTTGCCCCGTCACCGGATTCAAGCACGGGCAGATCATCGACTTGCGCCAAACAACCCGCTTGCCGTGTTGCTGAATCGTTCGTTCGAACTCTTCATCTCGAAAATCGCTGCGCGTCTTTTTGACATTCAGAGCCTTGTGCCGATCTTCCAGCGGATCGGTATCCCCCGCTGTCGGCGGAATCTTATTATCGAATCCCCGTTGCGATAAAGGCGTACCGGTTTCTCCCGGTGTCGGAGGCGTGTAATCTCTGTGCATTACGCGACAACCATCCTGATCCCTTTGTAATATCTGCGCAACATCGGGATTTGCTCTTTTATCTGCTTCTGATACTGGATTATACGCGCGCCGTATCCGCTATTCGTTGCCGAGCTTGTAGTTCCTATACTCTGCGATAATCCATCCATCGACAAGCTAATATTCGCAATGCCCGCACCCGCAATGAGATCACCGAACACGTTCAGCGGGCCGAACGATGCGAACATTCCGATAAGATCAACAATGTTCGCGGGAACTTTTCCCTCTTCGAAACCAGCCGTGTAATAAACCTGAAAGAGATGCGGAAGGTAATGCATTCCGTTGTAAACAGCGGGAAGAAACGTTCCGCCCTGCCCGATCAGAAACTCTGACAACGTACCTGCTGTCGGCACCGCTTGAATCTGGCCTTTCTCTTTGTTAATGCGAATCCATTCTGCGGGATAAACGATAACCGTTTGACCACTTGGATACTGAACCCGAAACTCTTCAACGCTGATCAGCGGATAGTTATCGAGTTGAAGAAAATTGAACGCTTCATACGCCGAACGGTGGTAGTCGTGATTGTCGATAAACGTTTGCGGTAAAATCGGTATATCGATTTGATGTTCGAACCAGCGAATCGCTTGCAGAATAAAATGCGCGAATGTCGCATCCGGCAATTCATTCCCTTCATCATCGGTGAGACTGACACCAAAAAAATACCGCGCCTTCAACTGCTCGACCGTAAGAAACTGCCGGATCATCAACCCTTCACCGAGCACAGCTACCGACGGTTGCGATAGCGAACCATCTTTCGTATTGCGATACCGGAACCGATACCAATAATTTTCATTGCCCGCGCGATCGAAAAAAATTATCGTCGGATTTTCCGGGTCCAGTAAAGGCCGCTCCGACGGAACTGTGATCTCGACATAGCTCAGTCCACCGTCAGTAGACCGTTCAACCACCATGCGATCGAAACCAGCCGCGACTACATCGGGCATATTTTCATCGCGCGCCGCCACTTTCACGACCGCACCGATTGCTTCGGTGTCAATCGACGGGACTGCATTTTCAGCAGCCGTGATCTGTAGCATGTTATCGGTCATAGATAATCTTCCAGTCCATCTCTGATCGGTTTCTTCTGCTCTAAATTTTTCATCGCCTTCGCCCGCACATATTTCCAACGCTCTCGGCTCTGCCGTTCACCCTTCACCCTATCCGCTGCTCTGTCGGCCAATCGTTCGGCTCGCTCTTCATAAAAACCGTTCTTTACGATAACAACCTCTCGTTTGATCTTAGGAATTTCTTTAATAACACGATGATGCTCTTTCACCACCACTTTTATCGGAACAGCCTCTTCATCTTTTTCGATAATAATTTTATGCGCAACAACATTTTCATCGTGTTGATCAATATCTGCTTTCGTCGCATTGATCGATAAAAAAGCAAACCAGCCCGAAACGAGAAAAATGATAAGCCCGGCAAGCGTACTGAAAATTGTAACCGCAGTTTTACCCGACATAGACATGCCAGTTTTATCGATATTCAAATACGTCATCTTTGCTTTGCTTCCGCGCGGCGGAGTCGAATCGTGAGCAGGGCCATTACCAGACGGATCATGCGCGGGCATATTTTTGCTCCTATTTTTTCCTCTCGAATTGATTTTATTCTATCACAAGCTATGGGCCTACCATTCCATCAACCGCAAAAAGAAACCATTTATTTGTTCCACTGATCGCTAAACCAATATTACCTGTTGTAATAACGCCAACAAGAAGGCCAGCTTTCGGTGGCGGCAATGGCAACTCACTTATTGAATTCACTACACGCTGAATGTGCACCGCACCGTCTAACTTCGCCGTACTCTCTGCCTCACGCGCCGCATCAACCGTTGCTTTTTCGGCTGCGCTCATCTCAACAAAGTTCCCGGCAACAACCTTGTGATGATAGAGAGGAATATCGGCAACTAGAATCGTTCCTTCATTCAAATCGACTTGCGATTGAGTCAACGGATCGATCTCGCTAGTAAAGTCGCAGTAACCATACTGCATTACTGCACCCGTTGCTGTTTGCGTAACTGCTTTCCGTGACATTGTAACCTCAAATAATGTCGATAAAACCTTCTACCCAGATATACACATCTACAAACGCATCTGTCGATTCATATTCGATTATCTGGCTACTACTCGTCGGTTGCCTCCAAACAGAGTTGGAACTTGAAAACTCCGAAGAGTTCGTTCCCGCGAACTGCATCGTCACCGGGTTCGATATGGAAGTATTATCTGGCCTTATGCTTACATGCCCACCTGGCGCATCAGTTCCGTAAAACATTACCCTGATAAGAGCTGTGGTAGAGGTAGGAGAAACAAAGCTGGACAAGTCTACGTTTGTCCAAGAAGTAGCACCACCGTTTGTCAAAACCTCCAAAACGTTTTCCGAAACTTGATCATAAATGTATTCCCGCGCCCTACCTTCGCTAACGATCTGAGTGAAAAGCAAAAAGTTCGAACCATAATTCCGCACCACCCCCACGCGACGTTTCTTCGTATAACCGCTTGGCAAAGTAGGCGAAGTCATGGAAGCCGAAAGCAACGATGCCGCTGTACCGGTGCCCGAATTCCAAATTATCCAAACGGAATACCATGTATCACTGGCCTCGCTTCCCGTATCAAGGCCATTAGCCCCCGACGTAGCTATGTTCGCTGTCAACGTTCCAGTCGAAACGATATCTGTAGTATTATCGTCACTTCGACAACGCCCAATAGCAATACTAACCTGCGAAGCTGAAACGTAAGAAACTTTCAGCCCATCAACATAACCTGCCGGAAGCGCTGCGGCACCCGCCGGTAATGAACCGACCGTCGTATATTTTTTTGCCCACGATGCCGCACTATCTTCGATTAAAAGACGATCGGCGCTTACCGGCGATCCTTTGCTCGATAAGCCGCTGAACTGATCGGCGCGCGTGCGGGAAATTAAATCGTTTAACTTCTGCGCGGTAGTAACAACAAGATCGCGCAGCGTGAGATTATTCGACCCGTCCCGCTCTAAATAAACTTCACTGGCTTTCTTCCCGATAGAAAACCGAGAACGGAACGTGCCATCGAGATTTCCAAAAATACCCATTGTTCACCGTGCGCTGTAAAGCGATATCGGGAAGGGAGCGAAACTTCCCGAATCGGTGTTATCGTAATCACGCGAGCGAGTAAGAAATCTCCAATTCAGCTGTACCCTGCGTCGGCGTGCCACCGATCGTCACGGTAGCGGTAACCTGTGTACCCGAACCATACAACCACGCAACGTTCGTTTCGTATAACGCGACTACCGTTAAATCATTTTCCGCTTCGGTCATGTGCCGATCATCATCGGCAGCGTCACCTACTTTCACAACCGGCGTAGTACCGTCGAACAACTGTGTAACGTTCAGTTTGACGTTCCTAACCTTTGCGCCTGCCGGAAGTGCCGTGCCAATATTATTAACGCCCGTATCGGTGTAATCGAAACTGAGCCGTTCCGTCTTGATAGTTTTGGTGGCAGCAGCAGTAGGCCCGATATCATCCCATTCAGTATTATCGCCATCCCAGATATAGATATGATCGGCAGCATACTCCTGATTACCACCGAGCAAGTCTTGCGTAACGTGAATCGATTGCCCGTTGACCGGAACTTTCTCGACCCATTGACCACCTTTTCGGTAGTACAGATATTGTTCTGTGAACGTTCCGCCTGCCGTCGTGCAAATATATAAAACGCCATCACCGGGCGTAGGCGGCGATCCACCATCAATCTGCCCGGTAACAGGCGCACCCGCGCGTGTATCGACGTATTCTTTCGTTGCAAAAGAATCGGGATCGGTCGGAGCCGCACCCCTAAATTCTTCCAGCGTTGACCCGTCGCTCTGAGTCGACTTGATTACTCCTGTGTCGACAACGAGCCGGGGGCCACCCTTTCCGAATTGAACATCATTCGCAACGCCTTTTTGTCCGTAGTCTTTATGTGACATTTATCCGCTCCCTTTTATGCCGCTATAGGCAATGCAAACTTTCGATACACTAACTTCGGGTTTTCCCCGACCGATGCGGTTACGATAGTAACCCGCAAATCATTTCCCGAAATCGTTGCGCCGAACGTCACGCTCACGATCTCATCGCCGATTTCGTAATAATAATCTTCATCGATAGTCGGAACAGTTCCGTCATGCGATAAAGTAAGCAAGCCATTTCGTTGCCGCCCCGATATCGGCAACTGAAACGAATAGTCTACTAAAACTACTTTATCGAGAGTTTTATCCCCCACCACCATATAATCTGAATTATTATCGAGCAAATCTTTTTGCTGAAGACTACCGGCTGCTCCCGTTATCGCCTGCCATACGATCGGACTATGATTGGCAAGCACAAATTCAGCGTATGTATCTAATTGAAGAGCAACTGCCGGATTCAAGCTCCCCCCGGCAATCGACTCCGTCGCCAAGTAAGGCCCGGTGTCAGCAAGCCGCGCCGCGCTATTGGCAAACGTCGCGCGGTATTGCCCGTGAACATTGATACCAGATAGTAGGCGATGGCGGCTCATGGCGGAATCGGTTCGATATGCTCAACTACTACGTGAAAATCCTCTGAAAAAATAAGACCGTAATCTTCATCTACCAAAAGCAAGATCTGAACAAGATCGATTAACTCTTCTACGTCTATTCCACCTCCCGTGTCTTCACCGTCACCGACTAACGCTCTCGATAAAATCGGCACTAAACTCTCCGCGAGATTTCCGTGATATACAGGATACCACTACCACTCGCCATTATGGCAGCAATTTGATCGTTATCACCTTTGCGGACGTTTAATTCGAGCGCAACGATTCGTCCCGGTGTCATCGGAAAGTAAGGCGGGGCTGCCGACACCGACAACGCCTTACCTCTTTCGAACTTACCGGTAGCAATCCAGATCGTTGACGTGCGAGGAGATAAATATCCTAAATGCAGAATATGGCGAACGGGCAATAACGCGCCGTCATCATCGAGCAGTTGCGCCGCTACAGTCGAACAAGCTATTGCCCGTGTTCGCCCAAGATTCGCAGCGTAAAACGCTAACGCATCATCTCCTCGCTGCGCATCTCCCATCGCATCAATTCTTCCCGCGCGAAACCTTTGTTATCGTAACGTCACACGTATCCGAGTCTGCGATAAAGCTCAATCCATCCAACTTATCGCGAACCATCACAAAGAAAAAAGGGCGCGGCGCGACATTCACTTCAACCGGCATCGACGGATCGGCTTTCGTTGCAGCAACCGATGCGTGCGGTCCCTGTCGACACCATACTTTCGCTACCGCGCCAGTCAGCGTATGAAACTGAATACGATAACGACCATTCTCAAGTGGTGCGGCGTTTTTGACTGCCGCTGCCGCTCCCGCTGTCAGCGTTGTAGAGATGCCTATCGCTTCCCCATACCAGTTGCGTAAATCGTCAGCGTTCGCCGACATGGCTATCCCTCACTTTCACCATACAACTTTTTATCGAGGTATGCGCGAAGATCGTCGACCTTCCCCTTTTTGAGTTCAGCCGATAATTCGATGCCGTACTCTGACGCAACATCGATAAGCTGCGCTTTCGTCATGCTGGTAAGATCCGGGCCTTCATCATCGGCTTCGCTATCCGCTTCCGATTCCAACTCCGGTTCTGCCGTCGGTACATCCGCCATCGGCTCTGCTGCCGGTGCCGGGGTAGTCGGCGCAGGCGCAGGCGCAGGCGATACAAGCGAAGGCGGTTGCGGAGTCGTAGGAGCCGCCGTAACAGGCGGGGGCGGTTGATGGATAGGCGGCACCCCTTCCCCCCGAAGCCGACGTAGCTCTCTCAGAGCCGCTACGGGATCGATCTCTTCGAGTTTCTTCGGTGGCTTATCGGTTTTCGACCAGCCGGGCGTTTCACACAGAACCGCACCGATGTTATCGGGAACTTCGAAGATCCCTTCGTCATCCCCTCTCGGAACCAAACCCCCCGGCAATACCAATTCGCTATTTGCGAGATTTTTATTCTGGATAAACATTTTTCGTCCTTTCTAGTGCTAGATAAAAAGTCGGGCGAGCGAGCCGATCGCCCACTCGCCCGACTATAGCACTATCGAATCCGAAAAGGCTACAGGCTACCAGCCGCCCTTCCGATATTCTTCACGACGATGTTCTTAGCAGGAGTGTAGAGCTTGATCCCGCCGTAGAGCACCTGCGCCCATCTGATCGATGTATCCACCGCAGCAAGGGGCAGACGAGTCATAGGTAATAGCTGCGCCCATGAGAACGACCGCTGGTTCTGCATGAGAACGAAGCCCTGACTCGTTCCGGGGATATCGGCATTCGTATCGGTGATAACCTGAGTCGCTGCCGTACGCGCAACGCGAGTCATCAACCGAGCCGTACCGGCCGCTCCGCCCGGAGTCGTACGATAGATCTCGTAAAACGTGGTGCCCTGCCCGTTATCCTGAACGGTGAACGTCACCTGTTGCCCAGCAGTGAGCGCTACGCCAGCGGTAACCACCGGAGTCGACAGACCGTAACGGTTGCCCGCAACGACCTGATAGATGTAGGTGCCCGCATCCGCCGTAGTGAACTGGCTTCCCGTACCGCCCGCTGCCGGTGCCACGCTTATCGACGGCTGCAACGGACGCTTCTCGGGCTTGCCGAGTCCGCTTGCCGGTACTTCCGGTCCCGGCTGAATGAAGACGTGATCGTGCATGTTGATCCGCCCGTGCTGCCCCTGGAATGCGGTAATCGTCGCACCGAGCACACCCGGAGCAGGCGCGTATGCGAATCGCTGCCTGTCGTATACCTGCTTCGCAAGATCCGCGAACACGCCGGTCGCGAAGTACGCATCGGTCGCCATGCCGAAGTTATCGCGAATCTGCAAGAGCATGTCGTTCAGTAGCTCTTCGGTCAACGCTCCGCCACGAAGGTCGATAACGTTGTTCGGAGCACCGTCCGCGATCAACTTGAAGAGTCCGTCGAACTGTTCGGGAATGAGAGTAGAGTCGCCGAAGAAAAGAGCATTCTCCAGGTTCTTAAGCAACTCCATGGTCTTGTTCATGGTTTCCAGCGCGATCACGTTACCGGTCGAAGACCTGATAACATTCGCGACGTGCGTGACCCGCCCGACCACACCGAGATACTTGATCAGCATGGTCACACGCTGATAGGTGCTGTCCTCTTCTTCGGGGAGATCACCCTCGGTCATGAATCCGAGATTGAACCTCCGAGTCCCGCCCTGCCCGTACGAGAGCAAACGGTTGAATTCCTCGACGGTATTTGTCGCCGGGATTTTCGGGATGGTTTTGAACAGCTTAATCTCGTCCATCTCGAAGGTCAGATTCTTCATCGTCGCTTCGAGACTTTCGACGCGCAGCGGGAAGCCTACGCCCGGAGCTACGCCCGGATCGTTGACATCCTGCCCCGCATATAGGGCTTTACGCAGATCGGCAACTTCATCGGGAGTCGACTGCCCGAACCCGGTGTAGTCCCGGTAGTCCTGCGCGCTTACGAATGCTCCTAACATTTTTTTATCTCCTTTTTCTTTCTGTCAGAGTTACGTGCGCGCAGCATCTACCGATACTGGCGTGCCTCTTGCGCGAGAGTAGGGTTCTGCGTCAGAAAACTCTCTGCCGCATCGATAACCGCTTGATCGACCATCCCGCCACCTTCGAGCAGGTAGACCGCTTCGCTGGTCTTGAGTGAGCCGATATTCTTTATCGACTTTTCGAGGTTCATGTAGCTGAGAGTCGAAAGCAACTCGCTCTTCGTGAGCGCTCCGCCTTCGGGTCGCAGCGGGGGGCCACCGGCTTCGCCGGGCATCGACTTCGACATCGCTTCCGCACCCGCGCGCGTGGTTGCACCCTTTTGCGGGTTCGGCGTGCGTTCGACGATCTTCAGCCGTTTGCCGAGTTCGCTGATAATATGCTCCTGCGATTTGATCAGCGTACCCACTTGATGCATCGCTGCTGCCATGTGTCGATTGATCGTGCTTTGCTGCGCGTGACCGCTTTCGATGCTCTTGCGCAGCGCATCGATCTGGCTTGCGGTGTTCGTGGTCATCGCTTCCAGATAAGGCGACACATCGATCGCATCGGCGATATCCTTGTCTTCGCGGTACTGATCGAGCGACTTGATCATCGGCTCGCTGCCGCCGCCATCATCGCTCTTACCGAAGCCGGGATAACCCTGCATCGATCCGTTGTTCCGTTTCGCGTAGGCGTGCATGTCGGCGATAACATCCTGCATCTCGGCAGTCATCTCTTCTGTTTCCTCTTCCTCTTCCTCTTCGCCGTTTTTCTTGCCCGCCTGCTTGCCGACGAAATCGGAGAACGCTGCGATCGTGTCCGCATCGATTCCGACTTCACCCATCTTCGCGATCATCATGGAAGTAAGACCGCCTGCGTCGGAACTGGTCGCCCGTCCGCCGCCGACTTTCCCACGCTCATCGACGTGACCGGAATGTTCGATTCCGCTCCCGTCACCTTTGCTGATCAGATCGGTCGCGTCTGCCGCCTTCACTAGCTCATCCAGTGCTCGCGACATTCCCTCGACGGTGACGCTACCCTGATCGTTTCGATCCTGGTCGCCCATTATCTATGCCTCCATTTCATCGGCATCGCCATAATGACGCGCCGTGTAGTTGACGATGCGCTCCGCAAGAGAACGCGACACTTTCGGGTTTATCATCTGCAAAAGTCTTATCGCTGCCGACTTCGAGAGCTTCTTTTTCTTTTTCCTTTTCTTCCCCGACGAAACGCCTTCCAACGCTTCGCGAGTAATCGGCCCGGCATCGCCCGGCTCCGGTGACGCTGCACTCGGTCCCGGCCCGCCGTAACCGACTGCGAGCGACTTGGCGAGAATATCCAGCGACACATGCGTATTGACCGGGCAACGTGTTATCGCGACTTCGCGTACCGTCGCCTTGCGCACAACTTTCGGATTCTTATCGTCGCGTTCATCGATCGAACCTTCAACGGAAAATCCGAGCTTGCGCTTGCCGCTTTTCTTCAACGCCTGTGCGAGAGTCCAAAGATTGTCGGCCCGCGAAGATCCATCGAGCAGTTCCCCTTCGACATACCATCCCTTATGAAGCGGATTTGTCGGGTAAGGGCGAAGTTCTGCTGCTGTCGGATACCCTACTAAAGCATCCGTCGCTTTATCATGATTATCGTTGAACCAGCCCTTTTCAAGAAAAGGCCGAAAGTCCATCCCCTCTTGAATGATAATCTCTTGCTGACGATCTAAATGATCGGTCGAAACAAACCCGCCGATGAAACGACCGGTGCCACCATCGGGTCTAGCCTTTTCAAATGCATCGACCTCGAAATCAAATCGGAACTTTTTATCGAACTGTTCGGCAGTTTGCATGATAAAACAAAAGGGACGCGACCTTTCGGTGGCGTCCCTTCGTTACGGATACCCATTTCCGCAATCCGGACCTTGTTCAGATAATGAAGCGGGCGTAACTCCTATGTCAAGTCTTTTTCGGCTTTATCACTAAACGCGGAGAAATGCGGGCTTTTTCTAACCTAAAATTATCTATTTGACCGACCGTAATGCCTCCTCCGCAATTCGCGCAATTGAATTCCACACTCCGATTGCGATGCACAACGATAATCCGTGTGCGCGCTTTTATCCGATCTCCGGATTGCGATCGCTGAAAGACCGGCTTATTGCAATGCGGGCAAATCACGCGATTACGACTCCGAGCATACGCGCATATTGCTTATCGTTGTCGGAAAGCGAAACGCCGTGCGTAAGGCACGCGCGAAACGTAGCTTTCCACATTCGTTGAATATCCGATAAAACGTGCCGCTTGTTCAACTCGATCTCGTTGCTGCCGTCTTTCAGGAAAGCAAGGCAACGCCGCGCTACTTCTGCGTTCGGTATATCGCAAAAGTAGTCGACATCCATCGGCCCATCGAAGGGGAGCTTATCAGCCCCCCATGCATCTAGTACGCCGCGCATCACCATTTTGCTTCTCCTATCCCTTAATAATAAACTTCGGCTTCGGCGGAACTAAATGATCCCACCGCAACGCTTTGACGAAGTGCGCCGGAAACGACTTCATTATCTTCTCTTGCCCCGGAGTCTTTTTCAACTCAGTAGCGATACCGATATCATCGCGCAGATGATCGTGCATCATATCTAGTTCAACATTCGGATCTAGTAGCGAGAATCGCGCCATCGACGATGAAGCAGCGGCTACAAAATCGTACTGAGTTCGCGCCGGTAACGCGTGCTGGACGATTCGCATATACTCTTCATAGGGCACCATCTTCGCCCGCTGCTGCGCAAGCTGACTCTTCTCAGCATGAACCGGACTTTCCACCTGAAAGATAACATTACCTTCCGAATCGGTTTCGGGAACGCGCACCGTTCGGCCTTCGATCTTTATCTTTTTCATCACCGGCATGTCGACCGATGTAGTAAACCGCTTCGCTTCGACCAGCAATCGCCGCCCACGCATCATTTGCTTTTCAAAATTCGATAACCGATTGCGCAATATTTCATTCATGACATCCGAATCGGTAATCGCTGCCGGTGGAATATAATTATCGGGTCCACGCGGCTTCGTCGGATCAGGCGTAGCCCCTTCGGAATGCAACTTGTCACTGACCTCTTTGCGCAACGATTGAATCTTATTCATCGTCCGCTTTGCGAAGTACGCTTCCAACACCTGATCCGGTGCTCCGCCAGGTAGATCATGTAAACGCGCTTTATCTTCTGGCGGGAGTTCATCGATCGCACGATTGATAAGCTCCATGGCCGACGCTTCATTATGCGCGTGCGGATCTTGCCCCAGATCCTTTTCGAGCTTTTGAATCGATTTATCGATATTGTCGACAAGCGGCTTCAACTCTTTGCTGACGATTGGCGGAAGTAACCGAGCCGCACGCGCAATCCGTTGCCATTCATCCATCGGACTGAATAACGAATCGTACATCGCCATGTTTTTACAAGGCCAATTCAGCCCGACATTCGCCGCATCGCTGGCGACCATGACCTGCGTGTTATTGAAAACGTAAATCTGGTCGACCGTGCCGTGATCACCATTCGTGAGCGGTTGCCGATCGGTCCAGTAGTTATCGAGAATCTTTTTCAATTGCGCTTCGTACTTTGCCTGCTCTTTTCCTTTGCTACCCCGAATACGAACTTCGAGATCTTTCACTTCGGCTTTTTCTCGCAACGATAAATCTGACTCGTAAACGTAGCGCATTTCGGTAGTCGGGTTACCGCTCTCATCGGGTTTGCCCTTCACGCCCATGACTCGCATCGGCACTTCCAGCCCTAACGGCTTGCCCGTACGTTTATCGGTTTTCCCCGCACCGTTCATGAACTGTTCGGAAATCTTCTTTCGCTCTTCCCGACCCCAGCCTTCTTTTACTTCGCCGATAGCAGGCGGATTGCCCGTACCACCGTACAGCGTGCGCCATACGAACATCGACGTACCGGTATCTTGCCCGAATTGATCTTGCTTGCGCCGGAAAATTTCCGAGTTGATGTTTCTATTCCCTAGCGTTGCGCCTTTGCCCATATAGGTTACAAAATACTTTCGCGGGCGCTTCGCTTTATCTTCCGGGCTACTCACATTCGGGTGTCCGAGCGCTTCGTTGACATCCTGATAACCCATCGTGCGCATTTTCGCTTCCATCGTGCGCACCGATGCGCCAACACGATTGCCGAACATGACGAATTGCTCGCGATCGGGATCGAGAGAACCGGCTTTGCTATCGAGAGCATTCTTCATCCAGATTTCAAGCTCATCGCACTTCGCGTTATTGTTCGTGACTACCGCATCGAACATCTCTCGCTCTTCACGTCTCTCGGTCGACCGCTGAAGCGATTGCGCCTCTCGACCCTCTTTCGGTCCCTGAGTTGCCGCCTTTCTTTTCCCCGGAACCTTATCCTCTTCATCCTCTTCGTCTTCGGGCGGCGGCTCTTCATCCTCCCCTTCATCTTTGAATCGCCCGGTGAAATCCCAATCGTCTTCGGCGTAGTAAAGACCCATTGCTTTTTTGTTCGGATCTCTTATCGCTTTCCAGCCGACAGGAATTTCTTTTGTAACGTATTTACCAGTCGACGCATCGAAATGCTGATAAGTTAGCGGCTTAATTTCACCGCTTACTTCATCGAGCACGCCACGGCACGTCATCCCTTCCGGCCCATAATCGGGATTCGGAATCTTGCCGCCCGTCTTCAACCATGTGAATCCCGTAGGCGTTTTCCATTCGCCTTTCGACAACGCCTTCAACATCGAAGCATTTATCTTTTTGCCCGCGACCTTTTCGTAAGCAACTCCCATTATGTGATCGAAGTATTTGTAGAGCGCATCCAGATAACCTTGCTGAATGTGCCCCTTATCAACATCTTTCTGATTCGGCCAACGTCCGTTGAACTGACTCGGCTTCGTGCCAGTCAACATCTCATAACTCGGCAACTGAAATTCTTCTTTCGTCTTCGTTGTACCGACAGCCTTGCCTTTTCTATCGCGAACAACTTTCTCCGCTTCGTAAGTCGCGTATTCACGCTCATCCGGCCCTTTGAATGCCGGGCAGTTCGCTACACCGCGAGCATTGCTCACCTTTCGCCGCGCATCGTCACCCAGCAGCGCCCTTTCATCCAGACCGAGCGCAGAGCTTGTCGCCAATGCTTCGCGATCTTCATCGGTCAATGCCGCCATCGCCGCACGGTACATGCGAGCTTGCTGGCCTATCATGTGTGCGGGCGCGTTCTCATCGAGAAGCACCGTCGGCATCGACTTACCCTTGACCTCTGCGGTAGTCGCGACATCCATTATCGGTTGTAGAATCGCCGCCAGTTCCCCGACCTTCATCGGATCGATATCGGTCAGCGGAGCTTTCTTCGATCCGTACGCGCGCATTACCGACGACGGAATAAGCCACTTTTCGGCGAACTCACTCGGATTGCCGAGCCGTATCGCTCCGCCCGTAACGAGTTCGACCATACGCGGAACCATATCGAGCCGATTCGTTATCGGTGTTCCGGTCATGGCAACGAACATCTTCATGTCTTGCTGCCATCGTTCGACCGCATTCGATAACTGATTCTTCCGACCGACTCGATGCGCTTCGTCAACCACCATGCCATCGAATAGCCCGGTCAAACGCAAAGCCTCTTCATTGTCTCGGAAGTATTCGAACGGAACGATAACGTTTTGATTTGTATCGGTGAACGGATTCCAGAGGTTCGGCTTCGTCTTCAATTCCTCTTTCCAGAAATCGAGTATCCGCGCTTTGTATTTCGCGTCACTCTCTTTCGGAGTGCGCACCGGCAACTTCGGAATTTGCTGCGCCCCCGCCAACGAATCCGCGCCGATAAGAGTCGGCAATTCCGTGTGCCACTTTTTGAATTCCTGATACCAGTTCTCCGCCGTATTCAACGGGACAACGTTGATAACCTTTTTCTTCACCTGATTCGGATGCGGGTTGCCATCTTCATCGCGAAGATTGCGCATCATCTCCGCCGACATTATCGCCAGCGCAGTCTTACCCAATCCCATGAAGTGCGCGAACAGTTGCCGCCCGCCCGCCTTCGCCAGTTTCTTCAACCCGCGAAGTTGATGCTCTGCCGGGATTAAACCTTCACCCCCAGAGATCAGCCCTTTCAACAAACCATCGGGTCTGATAAAACCAGCGTCATCGACCAGATCCTTTTCCGATATAACGTCGGCTTTCTCCTGATACTCTTTCTTCAACCGCTCCATGCGCACCGCTTCATCGAGCATGGAAGTAACGCGACTATCCATCACAAAGCCGCCCAAATGCTCACGCATTCGCGGTAGCTGCGCTATATCGAGAGTAAGCTGCATCCCTCGCTGGTCGGGATCGGGTTCGGTTTCCTGAACACCCCGCACGCGCAGAATCTCTTCTTTGTTCACGCTACCGTCTTTCGGCAACAGAATTTTTATCACACCGCTGGTATTCGATGGACCGGAACCCGGTGCGACTTCATCGGCATACAGCAATACGTCATGTTCTAACGGCTGAACCAATCGACGCACACGTCCCGGCTTGCCGGGAATCTCCGCTTCGGTCAGCGGTGTGACTTCTTTCGGGTTGACAGCGACGATCGTTTTCGTCAGCCCCGCACCTTGGTTCGGTAAGACGTTGACTTCGAAAACTTCTTTACCCTCTTCATCCTTTCTGCGCCGATAAAATGTCGCCATCACGCGCCGCTTCGCTTTCGGGTCAATCACCCAAACAGTCGAACCGGGAACTATCGGCTTCTTTTTCGGCTTGCGCTCTCTCACTCGCTCAAGTTTGATCTCGTTATTCGAGCCAAGCAGTTCATCGACCCTTATCTCATCCTTGCCGAGCTTTTTCGCCCAATAGTCACCGACCACTTTCGGCGGGCCTACGCCATCCCATTCAAGCTGAATATGCCCGACCGCCTGCTCTCCGATATAATCACCCCCGCCCATGATGCTTACCCAGGTTCGACGCGGCGGATCTGCTTCT